TTAATGCTTTGACGTCACGACCCTAAATCGGAGGAAATGCACGATAAAGTGATTGGCACTTTCATTGAAGTCGCTCCTCGTTTCTCCATCCTTGAAAGGACATCCAGTAGTTCGAGGGGTTTTATATCTGCTATTGGCCCTATTACCAATATAAGGAAATACATCATTTTCAAAAGCACTCATCATGTCAGCGCGATACCCTACCGGCCACCTATCCTTACGTTTTTCGTACCATTCACGAGTAATTTTTTCAAAAGTATTTTCAGACATGATGACGCTTTCTCTCTTTTTCTGCTTTCTATTTTCAGAAGGATTAATGCCATCAGCAATCATAGAACGGCACCCTGCTGTCCTTTTCCTTGCTTCTGCTAAAGGTACTTCAGGATAAGTGCCTAAAGATAACATCTTTTGCTTACCTTCAAAGCGATAACGGAATCGCCAACCTCTAGATCCGTTCAGTTGGAGGAGGGAACAATACACAATATCTATTATAATGATAAATAATAACTAATTAAATTCTAACTTTCATTCTATACAAATTTCTATACAACTAAGATAGTTGCTAGGGCATTTTTGACATATCCCCTTGTCACTCATTTACGAAATATCAATATTGCACAAATATCATCACTAGTTAAGTTTATTGCAAATAATGAAACGCCATCCAAGAATAACCCTCTCCGTAATCTCACCGTGGCTATCGAACTACCGGAAAATCCTCGGTAGTTGAACCTCCGCATTATTTTGTTACTTTCACTGTATTAATCATTTCCTTTGTCGTTATCTGGTATCCCCACAATCAATGAAGTCAGTACACTAAACATCCTGAGCTAGTGACTGACAACGAATTTCGTCGGAAGTGAATAGGTTGGTACGTTTAACGTTCCGAGCTATAGAGGGTTGCGACGCCATTCGTCGGAACCTATTAAGCGATAGAATTGACAGCCAACTGATAGCCCTGCCAGTAAGAAGCCTTTCCCGTCACGGTGATCACCTGACCTTTCTGCAACAACATCACCGACAACGCCATTTCATCAAAGCCCACAACACGCAGCGGGTAATCACTGCGCTTATCGCTCTGTGCCTGCATGGTAGCGACTGCCATCACCTTACCTGTCTGGCACTTTATACGCTTGGGGGCAACGGTAATCTTGCCTGTGACCGTGGCGACTATCAATGATGCGTTCTTTTGCTTTCTACGTGCCATTTACCACCACCTATAGATGAACTGGTTTTTCAACCATGATAAAAATCAGTAAGTTAAATCACTGCGAACGTAATACGTACTCAGTTACTCAGTCACATTCAGCAAAAGGTGTTGAGGAAATCTCAATACCCACCTTAAAGACAACCCAAATTTGGATTTTAAAGGGCTTTTACTGGGCTGCTTAAACTCAAGCCTTCTTGTGTCATTTGTAACTTATTGATACTTCATTCATCCTCAATTTGAGGATAAGTGGCAACCATAGGGATTTCCTCTATAGTTGATTAACTCATTGATTTGTCCGAGACCGTCACTTTGACCCAACCATTGCGGAAATCCCAACGGTTAATTTATGTACTGGACAAAATGGTTAAACTTATTGATTTTATTGTTTTTATTTGGCGACACCCCCCCCGTTTCTGGCTCACTCTTTTGTGCGCACCTCTTAAAGAGTTGTGCAAAGTTTGCGAGTAACTATCAGTTACGCCCAAAGTCCGATTATCGGACATTGGATTTTGCATACCGATATTTTCGGTGCTCAAACTGAACCTCTTAAAGAGGGGCAGTTCTTACTCCATGCAACGAGGTAACCAACCGACAATAAGTCTGGTGGTTAAAATACAAGCAGACCCCGAATTTGGGGTCTGATTAAATATCAATGGGTTATCACCAAAGCCCGAATTAGGGCTTTGCTTTGTTAAAAGGTGTGGTGATTTCCACCATACCCTAAATGGGATATCACACTTTGAGATGGTCACGATTTTGACCATCTACGGCAACTATAGGGATTTCCCCAACAGTTGGTTAACACCTTGACTTCCTTAATCTCCGTTTCTCTGCCGGAAATAAGTAAAAACAATAGGTTACAAACTAATTATACGTAACTCATTGATTAACAACAAATACCACACCATGCAGGATATGAGTTAAATCAATAGGTTACATAAAGGTGACATTTCTCACTTTTAACTTATTGATATTACTCAATTCCTGCTCAGGACCGGTATTCTGGTTTTCTGACAGAATTAGTTAAAATCAACTGGTTACACCATAAAGGCTAAACCGTATAGAGGGTTATGGGACAGCTTAATTTCAAGCCCTCCCATTGGCTGTGTGGTGTGTATAGACTGCTTCTTACTGGCAGGCATATCGCCCTTATCACGCCAGAGAGGACTGACTATCAACACTCAGTTCATACATGGCCTCATAGATAATCTCTTGTAAGGCTGCCACGAATTCGGCATCTGTGGAGCTGGACGCGGTAGCCCTGAGTCGTGGTCCATGCTCAGGCGCAATGGCAATCAGGCGCGTTCGCAGGCGGGAGTATTCCTCACTGACCTTGTTCACCATATCCCGCCAAGGGAGAACCTCACCCGATTTGATGCTGTGTTCCAGCTTGACCAGTTCCGCCAGATAGTGCTCTTTAATGGCGCGGGATTCTTCTATCGGGCGTACATCCACCTCGCCACGCAATAGCTCATCATAGACCGCCTTAGCGCGCACTTCCAGAGACTCAGCCTCGGCATAACTGGCTTTCTTGGCGTTCTCTGTCCGGGGATCGGTGCTATCAATATATTGCCTGCGCCATGCGTCAACTGCTTCGACATTAATGTACCTACCTACTCTGGGTGGAAAGGTTTTGTGTTTAGCCCAGTCGTAAATAGTCTGACGGGTCACGCCTGCATGTTCTGCATACTTTGAAATGCTCAGGGTTTTCATGGCTTGAGTACTCCGGCTGTTTTGATTAATTGCTGACGAAATAGGGCTTTCGTTTGCTCAGAACGAAGCCGAATCCTTGTGGCCAATTCCACTACGGTTGAACACCATTGGTTTGATTTTTGTGTCTGCAATAACATTGTAATGTCCTGTCTATTTATCATCGTTTTTCTGCCTGAGTGCCAGAGCAAAGTGTAAAGTGTAAAGTGTCAAATGGAGCTTTACACTTGACACTGACTTGACACTTTTTTGTCAAGTGCTCCCACGGTGGAATGCGGGTTTGCAGGGAAAAAGTGTCAAATGTGTAAAACAAATTTCAGATCTCAAAACTAGTGAAATATCGCGGCGCGCAATGCCCATGTAATACGATTTGTCAGGTAAGGACCCAAAAAAGTTTAGCCCCAATGTAGCTGCCTGAATGCCTGTCTCTTTCGTTCCCGTTCTTCATCAACCTTGCGCTTCTCCTCTTCCTCTTGCCGTTGACGCTCTGCAATGCTTTCAGGTGAGTGAGGATTGTTACGACGCATAAAGTCACTCGTCCGTTGGATTAATGCCTGTATATCGTCCTCTGTCATGGGTTCGATATAGCTTTCCAGCTTCTCATTCGCTGCCCGTAATGATGCCTGATACCCGTTCGCATCATTGGACCTCAGACTGTAGTTGAATGCTTCCAGATTCTTATCTTCCCCGTCTAACAGTTCCCAGCCTGAACAGACCGCCTCCATCTTGCGTGTGGTGTACTGGCTGAGATGGCGGTAACTTCCCCTGAGCGTTGCGATGGCTGACTGATACAGCGTGTGATTGTCGATAAGACGCAACGCATAGACAGGATTGTTCTTTGCCTCCTGACTGCGGGCTATCCAGTGGGCATTGCTGTGTGTGTCAGTGGGGGTATCTTCCTGCGGCTCTGGCTGAATATCCGGTGAGCGCCATGAAGCATAACGCCCGGTATAACCACGGGCACAGTTGGCATCAGGGCGTAAGTGGCTAAAGGCGTGTAAGTCAGACCTCATACTACCCCCTGTCAGTAGTTACTGTAATCCGTCTGCTTGATGCCTGTTTTAGCATAGGCCGCACTCAGCTTCTCAGCCGCTTTTGCTATCGCTACCTGATAGTCTTTATCAGCCTGCTTGCGAGCTTCCACATTGTCTACGGTGTCTGGGTTACTTTCATTCATCATCTGCCGTGTGCGCTCTATCAGGGCCTGCATTTCGGCTTCCGTCATCGGCTCAACCATTTTTTTCAGTGCGTTGACAGCATGATGCCTCGCTTCGTGATAACCATTGGTATCATTGTTATTCATTGAGAAGGTCATGGCTTTCAGGGCTTTTTCTTCATCGTCCAGAAACTCCCATGACGGATCGCGTTCTTCCATGTACTTACCGGTGAACTTTGACAGCGCTTCCGGTTCGCTCTGTAACTTCGCCTTAATCTTCTTCGAAGACAGATCAGTCTCACGTAATAATTTGACGGCCAGTACCGGACTGTTTTCTGCCTCTTTCGATACCGCAACATTGTGACCGCGGCTGTGTTTCTTCGGGGCGGCTGGCTGTTCGTCTTGCTCAACGATGAGATCTGTAGCGAGTTCCTGTGCAGGTTCAGTCGTGTAGTGTCCAGAATCATCAGCCCGTGCTGACAGATGACTAAAGCCTGTAGCTGTTGTGTCTTTGTGAGCGGCTTTACGTTTGAAGCGGCCTAATCCCAATAAATTCGACATGCTGTAATTTGCCATTATTATCTTCCTGTCTGTGATAAAGCCTTGTCTACCAGCTTGCGGGCCACTTCGTGAAGGGTGGGTTTAATACCGAGTTCTGAACGGCTGTACTCGTCCTGCTGTATCTTGCGTAGGGCGTCCATCTGCTGACGAGTCAGTAAAATCGCTTTGTTATCGACTTTCATCTCTAACCTCAAATGCTGATAATTTATACAGCTATATTATTGCAATATATGCAACAAATAAAACTAATGATGCAAATAATGAAACAATAAAAATTACACAAATTATAGGCAGACAAGGAACGGCAGAGCTATATAACCTGCCGTTTGGTGAGGCTTAATGAAAGGAAGCTGAGGAGTGGATGATTAATATGGGGCTGACTGTTCACGGAGTAAAGCCATTCATGATGGAGCTGGAAATATGAAGACAGGATACTGACAAATCTTTGTATTTTGATGTCATGCATGTGCGGTTGTGGGTATGTGGTATTCACGGAATGTATCATTTAGACGTCCGTGTCTGGAGATCTAAAAAATTATCCAATTTGAGTAGTAAAAGTAAGGATAGAAGCGAGTTAAAAGGTATTAGTTAGAATTAAGCCGCTCTGACAATGTAATTGAATGCGATGTTACGAGGACGGGTTTCTGTTCCTGTTGAATTAGCAACCGCATTATCCATGTAACCATAACCACCCGAACCCATTCCTATAGCAATACCCAATCCTCGGGGATCTGCTCCGTAGTTAGTGTTTTCGTGGACACTATTGAAAATGCGGTTCCCTGTACCTAAATTCTCGGCTCCAGCAGTTGAGCTGGACCACATGCGTTGAATTCTGTGGCTATGTGGCGCGATATCTGCCGCTTGATTAGAAAGCAGATGTCGCCCAGCGTCCGCTCCTCGCCCATTATCCCAGCCGCGAATAAACTCCCCTCGCAAATCGGGTAGTACACCAGAGGGATAAGCAAGAGCAAGTTTCGGATATCTGACTGTATCAAACGAGTTACCGTTACATAGCAGCCAGCCTTCTGGCGGTGTTTCTGTAGGCCAAGGAACAGGAACGCCGACAGGTAAAGACAATCCTTCCATTAATGGCTCTATTCCAAGGTTCTTAACAAACTCTTTTTTATCAGGTATATCAGCTCCATTCCGATCTTTTGCTAAACGAGTATTGGCATTGTCATTTGCATTACTGGCATTCTGATTAGCTGTATTAGCCAAATTATACGTCACTTTCACTGCTTTTGGTGTTGCCGCCATAGTTTCACTATCACTACCGACATCATTGCTCAGGACAACAAATCCCTTATCTTGCAGTGTTGCATTGGGATGATTACGGCTTTGGGCGTGTTCTTCAATAGATTCTTTTACATAATTACGACTGGGTACCACGAAAAGATCACAGTCACAAGGGCATGGTGTATCAGGCTTATTATTTTGAATACTCATACTTAATCCCTCATTTAATCAACAATACAGATTGCTAAATAACATGAAGGCGGGTTACTTCTCCGCCGGTGAACATCAATAAAGTCGGTTCATCAATACTGGAGAGTACGGCTTGAATTTAATCTGAATGGCATGTTTTGATGGCAGAATGGCATAAAATGACAGGTAGAGAATTAATAGAGTTTGTCAGAAGACTGATGAAAATTAATACTTCAGAGAACCTACTTAGATTATTAAATCATCAATAAAGAAGCTCCCATAACGGAACAAAATCAAGTGGTTAGAACGGGCCGTTCAACTACTACATCATAGTTAAATCAATATATTAGGTGTGATTTGATATGTTTCGGTCAACATACTGTTTGGGATTAGAGAACATCCCTTCATGCTATATAAATCAGGTGGTTAATATGATTCTTAGTAGGAAAGAGAACACCCCATGAAAGATGAATTCGAATCGTGCGATGATTTCGATGGATTTTAATTTCAACCGGCAAACCATCGCTACAAGCTCAAATATCCGGTAATTCCGTTTAGTTCAAACTTACTCGTTACTACTTCGGTACTTTTTACGTAATCTGAACCCAAGAGTGACAAAATAAATGGCTAGTAAACTTTCAAATGAGTTATATAGCCAGTCCACTTCAATTTCAGATGTCATCCACTTTAAAATTGATACTGCGAATAAAAATATTCCGCCAAAGATGAGTACTAGAGGTGTTTTTTCTCCGAGTGGTAATTTTTCTAATTGTGACATATTAAATCCTTATAATATTTAGGGATGGTTATTTGATGCGAGTTTCACATATTTGGTTATTCCGAACAACTAAATCCTAACTATTTGAGATTCATTCGATATGGGAATTTGCATAACGGAACAATTAATACCCTATGTTCAATAACAGGTATTCGGAACCAAACTTAGAATTTACAACTCACTAAATCACCTATCACCTATCACCTTTCAAATTATAAGCCTTGCTATAGTAGTAATCCGATTGAGATGAAGATTTGACCTCAGTAAGGTTTCTGGTGCGTTAACAGTAGGATGAAATGACCTTTAACGAATAACAAAGTGAGGGGATTTATGTCTAATTTTAATAAGCCAGTAAATGCTTTTCCCAGTAGTATGTTAGTTGTTGATGTCACTTTAGGGATTGGACATGACATTTTAAATGATGGTGCATTTACTAATACTTATTGGGGATACTTTAGTGAAGAAGGCGCTGTATTTGAAGCTGAGGAAAGTAATTTGATGCCTGCTAGTGGTGCTTTAGCTGTTATAAAAAATACAACAGACATTTCTCGGACTGTAGTATTTTATTGGATTGACTCTCTAGATGATTCTATGCCTATATTTATATGGAATGCACACTCTTACAAGAATGATAAAAGTTATAATAGATTGCAGGCTCTATTTGAAAAAGACCTTTATATAACTGTAGATGGTGTAACTTATGCTCTTGGCAAAAAATCACCCGATTTTGGTAATGCCCTGGGAGACTATAAAGTCATCAACTGGTATAAAAATAATGCCGAAGCTCAAAAGTTAGGTTACATACTGAAACAGACAGGTGTGACTAAACGCTTACAAATCAACTGGAAATAACTCCACACACTGAACTCAAGGCTGCGATTACGTGGCCTTTTTCACGTAAAACCACCTTTAACCCCTTGATATTCCTTATCTCCTGCATGGTGCGGGTTAGCACTATGTCATCGTTCCGTTTGAAACGGAGGCATGAAAATAAACTCAGAGGCTACCCTCTTTAAGAGGATTGGTTAAAAATAGATCAGTGTGTTTAATATACCTACCTGCTGCCGTAGTCCTCACTTTGGCTTGTCAATCAGCCAAATTTTCGTCCGATGAACCCGCCGAAAGCTGCGGGTTAAAATCCGACCAATATTGTATAACTCAAGCCTGAACCACCTGCGGCAACTGTAATGATCTCCGTTATGGTTGAATAGGACGTGCTGATTTTCCCGATTTGAAATCGGGTAAGACATTGCCATCTCAGAGCAAATACTCTTCGCATTCAAGGCTACAAAACCAAAACTCAGGTAAGCCAAATGATAAGTTTTGATAAGGTTGATGCCTTTTTCTACGCTATACGCCAAAGAAATAGCATAAGTGAAATCTTAAGAAATCTTAAGGTGAAAGCCTCTTTTGGCAGACCAATCAGGCAGATCACTAATCGCTAAATCCTAACAATTCCTAACATTAAAACCGTTCTACGAAGCATCACAACCCCGTTCCGTCCCTGTAACCTGCTGCGCAAAATAGTGCGCAATACTGCGCAAACTCAGGCTACATCTGCGCAAGCAAGGTGCGCAAAGCAACAAACTGCGCAAAATGATACCCAAGAAAAGCCGGGGTATTCAGCCATTGCGCAGAATGAAACGGCTAAAACTGCGCAGTAAGAATCGACGGAAAACGCGGGTATTTAGAGGTAATTGTGTAACTGGAAGTTAAGGAATTCACTTATCAAAACTTATCACTTGAACGTTATCAATTGTTATCATTCCCTTAAGAAAACTTAGGATTCAGCCACCAGAAAAATGTTAGGAAATGTTAGGATTCTGCTCTTTTTTATGGGCTGAAAAACTCAATCCATGCTCTTTTTATGGACTCTAAAATCATCAAAGAGTTAAGAAATATTAAGATTAAATGGCTGTCGCAACACGCCTTTTTATGTACATAAATCATCACCCCTAACGTGCCCGTTAATCATCAACGTTCACGTTATAGCTTCTCTATGATCGCCTGTCTGACGAACTCCGCACGATTGCCCCGTGTCACTCTGCTGCCTTTGATATGACTGTCTACCGTATCAATGATTGATTGTTCACACGGTACTATCAGGCGTGTTGTCGGTGCTCCGTTGAAATAACGGCTCGTCTGTTTTTTGGTGTTCTGGTGCATATATCCTCCTCGTGCGTACTGGCCGCTAAATCATCATGTTTTTCCGCCTCGGCTTCTGCGTTGGCGGTATTGGATTAATGGGTATAACGTCTGGCGAGGGCTTTACCCGCGATTTTTATTTGTTCTGGTGTGCCAGTAATAACCATGCGTTTAAAAATAAAACCATAAGTTTCAATCTTAATATCTGCAACGCGCCTAACCGCTTGCATTGCGAACTTAATTTTATCTAGCTCAAAGATTGAGTATGTCAGTTCAATAACGTCGAGATCTCCCTCACTTCTATAAACGATTTTCATGATTTACCTCATTGTAATTTCTGCTATTCATTTAGCTTATGTTCCGCGACTGCTTGTTGTTCTGTTGTAATCTCACCGTTAGGCTGTCCGTTTATATCAACACGAACACCACCCATGATAAGGGCTTTCAGGTACGCTCTGCGGTTAACGTAAGAATGTATGCCCTGCTTGATATGGGTTTCTGCCACGTCCAGCCCCAGCGCTATAACATCAGCTATCATCAGCCGATCAATATCAATCATCAGCGGCTCTTTATTCGGTTCTATTTTGTATATATAGTGAAAAGTTACCGACAACGCCGACAATGAGCTTAAATATAATTTAATATCAATGAGATATAGTGTTAAATCGTTGTCGGTTAGTTTTACGCGTATAGAAAATTTATTCTTCGTAGACGTTTTAACGTTTATAAAAAATGTGCTGGGGTTATCTACCTTATCTACCCACTCACTCTATCCCATATGGCACAAGGCTTTAAGTGGGTAGATGACTGATTTTTTGCTCTCTACCCATTGTCTACCTATCTCAACCTTATCTACCTATTTTTTCTTTCCTTTAGGTAGACAAGGTAGATAATAGGTAGATAATCTTTAAATAGTTATCTACCCAGTTAACCATATGATTAATATAAATAAATGTTTATTAGGTAGACAAGGTAGATAACCAAACGCTATTTTTAGATAAACTCGTCCGCTTTATCGGTGAGTTGTACATTGGTCTGTCGTCTGCCCTTTATAGTTCGAGTCAGATATTCAGCCTTGTACTCCTTTGCGGCTTCTTTAACCGCTTTCCCGAACTCGGTTACACTCAGAGGACGCCCCAATCCTTGATATTCCATGAATGAAAGGTAAAGGTGATAGAGGTATCTTTTTGGCTGGCGTTCTTCTTCCGTTTTACGCCCGCCACCCATTTCTAATCCTCTCGGTTCTCCCATAAAAGCCAGTGCCGCGCACAAATCTAAAACAGGGTTAGATGCCCGTTTAACCTCCAATGCTTCATCACTATCACGCTGTTCAAGTAATAGCACTTTGGCCTGTTCGGGGTCATCAAATGTCGTCAGTAACCGTCTGACAATAACCGGAATTTCATGAGCGATCTTGTCTGACAAATGCGGGTCTTTATCTTCTTCTTTCACTTTATTGTTAAATTGATAGATAACACGCCGACGAGCCACACCCCCAGCGCGTTCGGTAAATATCATCGGGGTATTATTTGTTGCAATAACAACTGCCCGTATGATTGTTGTGTATTGCTGTTCATGCTTGGGATCAATCTCTATGGCGTCACCGCCCGTAATCGCTTTTATTCCCGTACCTTCCCCTGTGTATTTGGGTTGATCGGGTAGAGTTATCATGCTCTTACCCACAAATTGCGCTCGTCCTCGTGCCGTGTCCAAAGCCACCATATTTCCGCTGGCTGTATTGTGCTGACCTGCTAATAACGTTGCTACTTGGGTGAAGACGCTTTTACCGCTACCCCCTTCACCCGTAATTTCTAAAAATAACTGCCAGTCATAACGGTTAGCCAGCACCATATATAATGCTGCAAATATCCGCTTCATCTTGTACGGATCTCGGTCAGCAGCGTGGCTTATCCATTTATGGAAATTAGGCGCACCGTCTCGCAAGTTCTCATCCGGTTTTGCTGGGGTATACTCAATACCATTGTGATTTAATAACCAATTTTCAGGCTGGTGAGGTGAAAATACTTTCGTTTCAATATCAAAGACACCATTCGCAAAGGAGATCATGCTTTGACATGGTTCACCCATGACAGGCGCAACAATCTTTAATGCTTCAACCACATTATTGAGTGCACGCTTACTAAAGTTAGTTCCGTGTAAGGTATAGACCTTTCCCATTTCCCGGCTTAAATCCAAGCATGATGTTTTCTTCCAAACCCCTGATTGATAGGTATAGAACCCTTCGCTTTCTGAATGAATAGCAATCCCTTCATAACGCTCTGTTAGCAATAAAGCCTTTTCATTATCCGCCAGTTGCGCAATGTTGTTACCCGTGCGTTTTTTCTTCTGCTTTCCCGGATTAATCGAAATAACGTTAGCTGTTCCCACTTTCTTTTCCCCCACCTGATACAACCCTTCACTGAATGCCTGCTTTGCTGCCTCGGTGCCGTGATGCTGGCGATAATCGTCCCAGTCGGCTTTATGTTCTGTCGGCGGTAATGCGATCCACCCGTTGATAGCTTTGGCGGTCTTCTCTGCCGCCATCTTGCCGACGTTCTTCTTCGGCTTGCCGTTGCTGTCCAGCTCGCCTTTCTCGTGCCAGTCATTGTCACCAGCAAGGATAATTTTCACGTCTGGCCACCGTTCCCTGACCTGTTCAGCAACAGCGAATAAATTACCCTCATCAATTGCAGCCAACACCACGCCATCATGTAACTGGCTCACCGTTAACGCAGTTGCATAACCCTCAGTAATGATGATCGTGTCCGGCATTCCGGTGATTGCCGATAAGGGGATAAAACTCCCCTTTTTCTGCGTACCAGAGACAAGGCGCTTTTCACCATTCGGCTTGATAATCTGAGCACCGGTGATTGTGCCGTCCAGCGTCTGAGTGACCAGCAACAAAGAACCGTCTTTCAGTAGCGTCTGATCGGGGCATTGCAGCCCCTTTTTCATCAGATAATCGGATTGCCCGATGGTAGTCTGAGCCACCAGCTTGTTAACTTTTTCGGTTATCGAAGGAACCTCTGATTTGGAAGCCTTCTTTCTGGCAGGCTTGGGTTCTGGCAAAGGTAACGCCAGTGCATCAGCAACGACTTTAGCCGCCTCAATAATCGTGATCCCCTTCACCCTCACCAACAAATCCAGCCCATCACCGTGATTCGGGTTATCACACTGGCGACAATGCCAGTCACCGTGACCGTGATCGTCTATGAAGTGAAAACGGTCAGTGCCGCCGCAGATGGGGCAAGCGCCATGCTTACCCTTCGCCGGAACCTCCACCCCACAGGCAGTTAATAAACCTTGCCAATGCCCTTGCGCCGCTGTTTTCACCGAACGAATATCAATATGACTTACCATTTCGGGAATCCCTCGCGGTGATGGAGTTCAAACTGAGCGTTTTGTTCCGTGTCGTTGAGTGCCTTTGCTATTTTTGGCAAGTACATCAATGCTTCACCGATACGGCGTAAATCTTCCCTTGCCTGACGATTGTCATAATTTTCGTTATCAGTTGACCAGAAAGCCAGTTCGCCCATTGCCGACATTGCCGCCATTACTGCACTGTGTGCACCGCCTGAATGCTTGCGTAAGTCTTTCAGTTCTTCCGTGCTCATGGCGCTAAAGTTATTTTTTACCAAATGGTTATAGATATCAGACATAATCAGGCTCTCCCTGCATAGGTGTATTCTTGAGTGAAGCGGCTTAATGGCATGATGCACGGGTAGGTATAACCTTCACGGACAAACGTTACGCGGTTAAAGGCGACCGACAACACCTGAACGGTTTCCCCGTTCTTATGAGTGTAATAGTCATGAGGTGCAGGGTTACGCATGGTTCACCCCCTGGACGGTAGACATATCGCCATAGTGGGAAGTGTTATCAATAGCTTCCTCACCCGCGATTACTTCAATCAGAAATACAGCAATATCGCCGGATAGCTTCGCCATCAGAGAAGCAATAACAGATATTTCACTGCCCTGTATTTGATGAGGGTATGACTCAATAAGCTGATTAATAAATTCGAGTTGCTGCGCCTTTTCAACGGCTTGATGAATAGTGATAGGCTGGCTCATGCGGCCACCTCCTGACGAGAAACGAATATCAGAGAGGACATGCCAGCCAATAGACGGGCTTCACCTTCACAGTCCGCCAGCACAGTGATAAGGCGCACCGGATGAATATCCACCAGCCGTTGATTGCCCGATGCAATTAGGAATGTAAATTTAAGGCGAGTTTGGTTATGCTGTGGTGTATCCATAGCGTAAGACTCCTTTACGTTTTTGGTTAGACGCCTCGATAGTGTTGGTAGCACTTCGGGGCGTTGTTGTTTTACATCTGATATAAATGTGTTGTACACTGTCAGACACAAACAACATACACCCTGAGTATTACATATGTCAAACACAAATTTGCCGAGGGGCAATAAACAAATTGCGTTCAGAGTCGAGCCACAATTGGAACAAGCTATGAGGGAAGCGATGAAAATTGATGGTGATGAATCTATATCTGCATGGATAAAGAGAATTATCCGTAAAGAGTTACAATCTCGCGGCATTGAACAATAACCAATCAAATTAGCCCGGTGATTAACCAAGGCAAAATTATTGACTCGGTTCACTCCCCCTCTTAAAGATGGTAAGTTGGTTGAGTAATAACTAACTACACTTCTTAAAGAGTTGTAGTTAACCAATTGATTTATCTCATGACGCAAAGACGCGTGATCCCAAAGGGTAGCATTCGCCGTGCTATCCTTTTCTTTTTGTGCTTGACTAAATGACGGTCGCAAAGTTTGTGAGTCAGTATTACTAATGCTCAAATTATGACCAGACTGCAAATATGCAGCTTGACTACATTTCAATGGGTTAGGTAACTGACCCAAAACTATTGGGTATCCTAAAGTAGGACCAAACGCCAAATATGGCGTCTGAATGTTTATCAATGGGTTATTGAGGTGTACGAAAATATTCGTATCCCCATCGGCTAAATTTTCAGCCGATGACTGAGCGAAAAGTTTCGCTGAGTGACCAGCCAAAGTGAGGACTTCGACAGTAGGACCCCTTAATCTCAAGGAGTCACCAGAAATAATACTCTCGCTTAAACCGATAGAATGGCTTCCGTGTATCATTGCTTCGATTCCATGCGCTGCGCTAACCAACGTTGAGCCAGTTCCGTTAATTGGGCTTTCCGTGTTTCTGTTGGAGTGTCTAAATCAAGAAATGCACAGTTACGTGACTCCAAGTAAGCCAGTAGCTGTAACTGATCTACCGTCATGTTGTCTCTGACTTCTTTAGATTTAATGCCCTTATTTTTAGCCCATCTGACAGGATCTATACCCAGCACTAATTTATTGATAAACCGGGATTCATTGCTGTAAGCAAAGCCCTTTTGATTGTCTCCGGTGCGCTCAATATATCCTTTCATCGCATCAGCCATGCTTTTGTGATCTTCACAGGCAGCGACACGATTTTTACGCCAGTTCACCAGTGCGGCTTGGTGTTCCTCTGGTGCAACACGGCGCAGACGTTTTTCACAGTCGATAAAGTACTGGCGAGCCTCTTTACCTTCTTCGGTGCGTTCCACCATAGAAAGCTCTTTCGCCATATCAGAGCTAACACGGTATTCAGTTCGTGGACGACCTTTTTTGGAATTTTCCAAATAAGTCTCATAGTCCTCATTTTCAATAAAACCGTATTGCTCAATGCGCTGTTTAATCCAGTTAGCGAACAACTCTTTGTTACCAAGAAACTTATGCAAATTTCGGGCATCAGTGACCATTGCTGCTTTCCCGTTAATAGTTCCCATAGTTAACGGGATCATTTCGGCATAATTCTTTTTTCGGCTCTCTTTGTGCTGAACCAAAATAGGCTCTTGGTTGTTTTCAGAGTGAGCGAGTCCCTGACCATTTAAGGCCACATATTTAGATGTCATATTTTTACCCTGTCTTAATTAATTTGATTTTCGGCTGTAGGGGTTATTTACATTCTCTATTGTTGGCGGGAATATAAAGCTTTTCATTACATCACCTCGCTGCGAGACTCAGCAATACGCTGTGATATCCAGTCATCTATTTCTGATTCAACAAAAGCAACTGAGCGAGTACCGATTTTGACTTGCTTGGGGAATCGGTTATCTGCAATGAGTTTGTAGATCCACGCTTTACCGTAACCGGTTCTGCGTTGGACTTCGGGTAAGCGAATGAGGTTTTCTTTAGGTATTGTGATTGCTGGCATGTAGCCCTCCTGTTATCGAGTCCTTGATTTTCTTTAGTGGACGTTTGTTGATGACAAGGGGAATATACAAAACTTATTTGGCGCTTTTTGTAATATTACAAACTCAAATGTAATATTACACGCTGATGTTTTTTAACCAGCCTGATACTGTGTTTCCTGATGGCACATCAAAACCTTTACTTTCAAGATCAATCCTTATATCACCATTATCAATATGAGAGCGTGGATTATTGGCTATATCTTGCCCATAATGAGCTGCTATTAGTGCATATATAAACTCTGCTTGCTTATTAGCCGTCTTGGATGATGTTTTTTTGCTAGCTGGCATACACATAGATACAAATACGTCTATGTCTTCTTTTTTAATTGCAAAGTATGAATTTTCCGGCAATCCAACACATGGCACAAAACTGTCATAGATATCACCTGTAATTTCAGCGTTCTTTATTTGCTTAAATCGCTCTATATGTGCCTTAAAAAACCCATTCTCTTCCTCTCTTTGAGACTGAGATAATTTCACTAATGCGATTAATTCATGTTCAAAGTCTATTTTTTGAACAATCTGAAATCTTTTTTCACCATCTGCCAATATTATTCCTTTCGCCTCATATAAAGATCTTTTGGGTTTTGGTAGCCCTTGCTCTTCACTGTATTTTTTTTCTGCTTCGTATTTAATGATTCCAATGTGCAGAGCAGACCAGATACCCTCGGTAAAGATTATTTTGTCACCGATTGGGGTTGCGTGAATTATAGGCGTATCAGGCAATAGAGCTTCTTGGCTAAGAAGATGAATATTTGATGTGATAGCTGTCTCTGGTTCGCTAAGCACATGGGATAATGGCTTGCTCGTGATTTGCACTTCACGTACAAAGCAGCAAGAGTGAAAAAAGATTGATGGTTTTAACTCACCGTCAGCAATCAGGCGAGCTACGTCAGAAACACTGATATCATCATTAAGTGTTTTTCGTAAATATTTTGCACATTCATTCAGATTTAACCATTTTCTTTTCCCCAGTATATCCAACTGCTCGCCTCCATGGTTTCCATGTCGTTATTTTGGTGTCTACTGGGGTAAATTCTACAACTTAATCATGCAGGTGCAAGTGTACAAAATCGGGTAGTTTTGTGGATAACTAGTGAGTATATTTTTCATTATTCGCAGAATTAAAGGGCTTGACTTATTATTTCCATTCACATTGAAATAGTCAGTCAGATCCCATGACTATCAAGCACGTTTAAACTTGCCATGCACCACATTTCCGCCTTGCTCTAGTGCATCCATGTAGTCGGCATACCATTGCAGCATTTCCCTGCGACCATCCAGATACTGGGCGTGATTGTAGGTTCCTCGGATACTGTTTTTATCAACATGAGCAAGCTGTGTTTCAATCCAAGCAGAGTTGTAACCCTGTTCATGAAGTATTGTGCTCATCGTGTGCCTAAAGCCGTGACCTGTGGCTCTACCGCTATAACCCATACGCCTAATCATCGTATTTAATGCCATATCAGATATATGCTTTCTATAATCAGTACGGCTAGGAAAAATATATTGATAACTACCGCTGATTGGGTGTATCTGTTTCAGTAACTCAATAACCTGTTCAGACAATGGCACTATATGAGGGCGGCGCATTTTCATTTTTTCGGCCGGAATTTCCCATATACCAGTATCAAAATTAATTTCTGACCACTCAGCCTTTCTTAATTCGCCTGGCCGAACTCCGGTTAATATAAGAGTCCGTAAAGCCACTCTAACAATCTGGCTTCCCATATATTTATCTATAGAAGAAAGGAATTCTGGTAACTCACTTACTGAAAGATGTGCGTAGTGTTCACGCTTATGAGGAACAAAGGCACTAGCTAAATCTGGCGCTGGATTATACTCCGCCCTGCCCGTAATAATGGCGTACTTCCAAACTTCACCGCAACGCTGGCGGACTTTCTTCAATTTCTCAGTTGTGCCGCGCTTTTCCATAACAGAAAGCACTTCGAGTAGTTCCATTGGTTTAATGTCAGCAATCGGGCGATCACCTATATAAGGAAACACATCTTTTTCGAATGCGTCCATCATGTCGTCACGATAACCGACAGACCATCTATCTTTTCTACCTTCGTACCATTCGAGAGCGATATTTTTAAATGTATTCTCAGACTGGCTAATTGATGCGACTTTCTCCGCTTTTCTGGCTTCACTCGGATTGATGCCGTTAGCTACCTGTTTTCTAGCCTCATCTCTTTTAGCTCTTGCCTCAGTGAGAGTTACAACTGGGTAGATACCTAACGATATCAT